ACTTCTTTGTAAATTATTTGCCACCTTTCTTGGGCCAAGATCTAGTTGGTGCAACTCAAGGCTCTTCATCAATTACGGTTGACGAAAGAGTAGGTCCATCCAGATTGAAGATTTCCATAACAAATGATGCGACCACGATTGCCCTAAAGTACCTATATCTTGTAAATAATGCTACAACCAGAAGCAATCTTAGCTCCGAAATATCTGTATATCTGGAGAAGTATTCGCAATATTTGGATACCACACAAACACAGATTATTTGCGATTCTACAAATAATATAGACAATGCCCAAGCATTAAACCTAACAATTATAGTCAAACCAATCTTGAGCGTAGATTCCTTCACAATCACTGTAAATCTTCTAGCTTAATAAAAAAACATGGCAGCATCAAATAGTATTACCAATTTCAAGCAAGGGTTTAATGGTGGTACCCGATCTAATAGATTTGAGGTAAGTATTGTCGATGGGTGGCCGGGATATGCACCTGCCACCAATGATACTACTTTTAAAATTATAGCCACTCAATTTCCCATTGCTCAAATTAATACTATAACAATTCCATACAGAGGTAGACCCGTAAACTACGCTGGTGATAGACAATATTCACCATGGCCAATAACTGTGTATGACGATTCAAATACACAAAACCTTTGGCGGTCGTTTAACCGATGGAAAGAATTGTTGGATGGCCACAAAACACACAAATCCAGCGATTACACATATCGCTCATTGCAGAAAACTTGGGAAATCAGACAGTATGATTCAAATGGAGAAACTATAAGACATATACAATTGCAAAAATGCTGGCCATCAGTTGTCAGCCAAATTGATTTAAATATGTCTTCTACCGATTTAGTTTCTTTCACTGTTCAGATGGTATTTGATAAGATAAATTACGTAAAGGGAATTTAATATGCCATCAATTACCGATTTCAAACAGCAATTCAATGGAGGAACAAGAGCAAATCGCTTCTATGTTGAAGGAAGCATTCCATCTTTTAACTCAATTGCTGGTAATATAAGTTCTACTCCAGCATTTACAAATTTTCATATACGATCAACTCAGATTCCTCAACTTTCTACCAAAACATTATCATATGATTTTTTTGGAAGAAAATATCATTATCCCGGTGAAAAAGATTATGGAACTTGGTCGTTTGTTGTGCTAGATGATTATACAAATGGTGATGGCAATTTATGGAAAAAATTTCATAGTTGGCAAGATGCTATCAATAATCATGATAGCAATTATTCATTTCAGGCAAGAACTTCTGGAACAAATAACACTGGAGCCGGAGTTCAGCAGGACAGCGCAAAATACAAAGCCAACAACTGGAGAATTCAGCATTTAAATTTAAATGGCGAAGATTCCACTCAAAATCCATATTTGAAAACATTTGTAATGCATGGCTGCTGGCCAACATCAGTGCAACCAATTAGCTTTAACATGGGCAATCCAAATTCGTTAAATAGCTTTGTAGTTATCATGGTCTACGATTACATCGAACTGTTGGCAAATGATAGCTACATAACAAATCGTCAATAATTTTTATTAGGAAACAATAATGGATATAGAACTTTTTGGATTTCAAATTGGTAAGAAAAAGCTCGACTCGATAGATCGTGCTGAAAAAACCATTCAATCATTTACTGCACCAGAAATATTTGACGGTACGGTAACTGTTGAAGCAGGTGGTTTCTTTGGAACTGCCTTGGATTATGCTGCCAATCTTCGTGATGAAAATGCTTCTGTAATGCAATACAGAAACATGTCAATGTATCCAGAAATCGACAATGCAATTGATGAGATTGTAAATGCCTCTATTGTCCCCGGTACAGAGAGAAAGCCCGTAAAGCTAGATTTAAAAGATATTCCATTATCTGAACCAATTAAATTTAAAATATACAAAGAGTTTGATAGAATTTTGGATTTATTGGATTTCAATAATAAAAGTTATGAAATTTATAGAAGATGGTATATCGATTCCAAAATCTTCTATAGTTTGGTAATTGACAAGGATCTGCCAAATAGCGGAATCAAAGAAATACTTCCAATCGATCCTTTGAAGATTAAAAAAGTCCGCAAAGTCCATAAAGAAATGGATAATGTAAAAGGACAAAGTGTATCAGTAATCAAAAATATTGAAGAGTATTATTTGTATACCAATACAGATAAAGAGTCATACATGATGACTGGACCCGGTGGATTGCATCTATCAATGGATAGCGTTGCATATGTCCCATCTGGTGTAGTTGATCTGAACACCAAGCGTGTCATTGGATATCTTCATAAAGCAATTCGTCCTTTGAATATGTTGAGACAACTAGAAGATTCTCTTCTAGTTTACAGAATTGCAAGAGCACCCGAAAGAAGAGTATTCTACGTAGACGTTGGTCAGCTTCCAAAGCAAAAAGCCGAACAATATATGCGTGATATGATGAGCCGTTTTAGAAATCGGGTCACATACAATCAAGCTACTGGTGAAATCCGTGATGAAAGAAATCATCTTTCTGTGTTGGAAGATTATTGGCTCCCCAGAAGAGAAGGTTCACGTGGTACGGAAATTACAACTTTGCCCGGATTGCAATCTACTTCACAAATTGAAGACGTTGAATACTTTAAAAAGAAGTTGTACAACTCGTTGAATGTTCCTGTTAGCCGTCTGGCTTCGGAGTCAACCGGGTTCAATATGGGTAGATCGGTAGAGATCACAAGAGAAGAAGTCAAGTTCTATAAGTTCATTGAACGCCTTCGCCATCAATTTACCAAATTGTTTTTGGACACCCTGCGCGTTCAACTATTGTTGAAGGGCGTAATGACCGATGATGACTGGAATCAGTTAAAGAATGAAATTAAATTTATCTACAATACAGATAATTATTTCTGGGATCTCAAAGAATCTGAAATTCTTGCCGAGCGTTTGAAGACCATATCCATGTTGCAGCCATATATTGGCCAATATTACTCATCTGATTACGTTCGCAGAAATATCTTGAAGCAGACAGAAGAAGAGATGCAATTGTTAGATCAACAAATGCAAGTTGATCGTCAACGAATGCAAGCCGAACAAATGGCCGCTATGGCTCAACAACAGGCTGCTCAAGGAGCAGGACAACCACCACAATGAAGAATTTAAACAAAACATTATTAAAAAATGGATTGATGGGATTGGCTGGCCTCAATGAAGGTCATTTTAAAGATAATGTTACCCATGCTCTTGCTTTTAAATTGAATGATTCAATAGATCAAATTTATAAAAAATCATCAAAGCGTATTTTACAGGGATATAGCAATACTCCTGAAACTTTAGAATTAAAAGAATTTGTTGATTTTATTGATAATTTTGAAGAAGGAAAATATCAATTTAAAAATAATAGTCTTCTAAATATTACTGAATCAGACATAAGCGCAATTAAAAATTTGTTTGAAGTATTGAGTGTGAAAAATAGAGAAAAAATGGTTGTAGAGATATTTCAAGACAGTGCAGCTTTCAAACACCATGTCGATTTTTACAACCAAAGCAAAGGATTACTAAATTGAAAAACCAAACTCGCCAAATTATCAAAAACGTCATTGAAGAAAACGTAGTTGCGTTTAAAGAAAATGCAGCAAAGGTGATGTATTCTAAAGTCGGGCAAAAACTACAAGATCAATATAAAATTGTTGCACAGAATCTAATGAGACCAAAGCAATGAAATTAATTACCGAAATAACAGAAGACATCAAGTACATCAAAGAGAACGTTGGAAACGGTGAAAAGACCTATTTCATCGAAGGCATTTTCATGCAATCCGGCGTCAAGAACCGCAACGGACGCATTTATCCTCAGGGCACCTTATTGAAGGAGTGCAATCGTTACATCAATGAGTATGTTGAAAAAGGCCGTGCTCTCGGTGAACTAAACCATCCAACCGGACCAACTGTTAACCTTGACCGTGTATCTCACATTGTAAAGGAACTACACGAAGACGGTCAAAACATCTATGGTAAAGCCAAAGTTCTTGATACCCCAATGGGCAAGATTGTAAAGAATCTTATCGATGAAGGTGCACAACTTGGTGTATCCACTCGTGGTATGGGTTCTTTGAAGTCTAAGAATGGCTATCAAGAAGTTCAAGAAGACTTTATGTTAGCGGCCATCGACATCGTTGCTGATCCATCTGCTCCAAATGCCTTCGTTAATGGCATCATGGAAGGAAAAGAATGGATCTACGAAAACAATTCTTGGTCTGAACGCGAGACAGAAGCTGCCAAAAGATTGATTAAAAATTCCAGCGGACGTTCATTAGAAAAGAACATTGTCAAAATCTTTGAACAATATTTTAGGAATATCTGATGCACGGAGAATTAAACGAATCCATGCGAAATGAATTGATTCAGATTTTGAATCAAAATATTCGTTTGGAAGAAGCAACTGCTGCAGCGAATGCAAAAAAGAAAAAAGAAGATGATCAAGCTGGTACTGGCGACATGAGCCAAGAACCAGAAACCCCAACACATTCACCTGAAGAAATTTTGTTGGGAAATAAACCATCAAAAACTCCATATGGTACTCAATTGGGTCTTGGTGACGTTGCTGCAATTGCTGCTGGAGGAAAAGTAGCAGGAGCCGCCGGACAATTGCTTGGTGGCAAATTGGCACAAAAGGCCACTGATATGTTTGGTGGTAAACAAGCCAGTAAATTAGCTGGCACTGCAATTGGAGATTTTTTCTCTAAAGCAATGGCAGACGCTGAAACTTTGAGCGGTGCTCCCGGCCTTGAAGCTCAGATTGCAGATATTGCTCCACAACAAGTAAGACTTCGTTGGGAGGGTGCTGGAAATCCAGGATGGTTCAGACCGTTGATTCCCAAAACTTCCATCCAAAATGCTGAACCTAAAACATCTGACGAACAAGCTGGTGATGCCGAAGAAAAATATTATAATTCACGAAGAAAGCGTATTGCTGACCTAGAACTGTCAAACAAGGAAAAGGCTTTAGGCTTACCTCCTTTACCCAAACCCTGAAAATAATTTTACACTAAATATTAAAAGATCAAGGATCAATCGAAATGCAAAAGAAAAATAACAAACTTTCACTCGTAGAAGCCGCAGTCCAAGCAATGGGCAAAGGCGTAGTTGACATGACCGGCAAGTCCGATATGGACATGTCTGGCAAAGGATCACAAATTCCAGCACCAGTAGTTGCTGGAGTTCCAGCTGCAATGGCTGGTATTGGTAAGCCAGGAGTCCCTGCTACCATGAGCGCCATGAGTGCACCAAAGATGGCTCCAGTACAAGATACTGAAGAAGAAGAAACCGAAGAGACCGAAGAAACCGAAGAAGGTGGCGAAAATGAGCCCGTAGAGACTGAAGAGTCTTTCAAGGCTGATTTCCACAATGCCTTGGTTTCCTTGCTCGGTGAAGATGTTTCTCCTTCTCTCGTCAATCAACTAGAAGCAGTATTTGAAGCTGCCGTAACTGATCGTGTAGAGAAGAACGTTGCCGCAATTTTGGTTGAACTTGATGAAGGCGTCAAGACCCACCTCAACACTGTCACCGAAACCCTCGTTGAGAAGGTTGACGATTACCTAGATTATGTTGTTGAAGAGTGGATGACCGAGAATGCCGTAGCAGTTGAACAAGGCATCAAGACTCAAATTGCCGAAAACTTCATCGGTGGTCTAAAGAACCTATTTGAGAATCACTACATCGACGTTCCTGCCGAGAAGTACAATGTTCTCGATGAACTTTATTCTCAAAACCGTGAACTAGAGACCCGTCTCAACGACAGCATCAATGAGAACATCAACCTCCGCAAGGAAGTTTCTCTCACTGAATGCGCAGGAATCTTTGTAGCCGAAACCAGAGATCTCGCTGATACTCAAGTTTCCAAGCTCCAAAATCTAATGGAAAACGTCAAGTTTGGCACTCCCGAAGAATATCGTGAGAAGCTTGTCGCCATCAAGGAAAATTACATGTCTGGATCAAAACCTGCCCCAACCCGTGTTGTTGATGCAGTTGATACATTCTCCAAGCCAGCAAACGTACCCGGAACTTTGGTTGAAGGTTACGCCAGCGCACTTGCTAGAATGAACAAGAAAGTATAAACACAAAATTTACTAAATAATTTTACTCAATAGGAGAGTACTTAACAATGCAATTTCAAGAAAATACACCTTACGACATTTTAACAGAAAAATGGAATCCCGTCCTAAATCATGACGCGCTTCCCACAATCAAAGATGATTACCGCAAGAAGGTCACCGCAGTTCTCTTAGAGAACCAAGAGCAAACTCTTCGTTCACAATATCTAAGCGAAGATATGGGTGGCAACAATAACCTCGGTGGTCCCGCCACCTCAACTGGTTACAACACCGGTTCAGTCTCTGGTTATGACCCCGTTCTCATCAGCCTCGTTCGTCGCGCCATGCCAAATCTCATGGCATACGACATCTGCGGCGTTCAACCCATGACTGCCCCAACTGGCTTGATCTTTGCCATGCGTGCAAATTATCAAGGTAGCGGTTACGCCAATGCTTACTCTGGCGCAACCTACACCGAAGCTATGTTCCAAGAGCCACAACCATCCTTCGGTGGTTCAGGTTGGACTCTCGGTGCATTCGGTGCAGCAGGTGGTGGTGCAGGTCTCAGCGCTGGTTGGAACTATGCTGCCTCTGGTGCAGTAGTCCCAAGCAATGCCGCTCTACAAGCCCTCCGTGGTATCCTAACCAATCAAGGTGAAGGTATCGGTAGAGCTTCTGGTGCAGGTGGTGCAGCCTACGCTAGCTGGAACCAAATGGCATTCAGCATCGACCGCGTTGCTGTACAAGCCAAGACCCGTGCTCTAAGCAGCAACTACACTGTCGAACTCGCCCAAGATCTCAAGGCTGTTCACGGTCTCGATGCTGAAGCCGAGCTCGCTAACCTACTCAGCACCGAAATCCTTGCCGAAATCAACCGTGAAATCGTCAAGACCATTTACTACGTTGCTAAGTCTGGTTCGCAACAACCCGACCTCACCGTCAAGGGTACTTACGATCTCGATAACGACTCAGATGGTAGTTGGTCTGCTGCACGCTTCCGTGGCCTCAGCTTCCAAATCGAGCGCGAGTGCAATGCAATCGCCAAGGAAACCCGCCGTGGTAAGGGCAACTTCATCATCTGCGATAGCGATACCGCAGCAGCCCTCGCCATGTCTGGCTTCATGAGCCTCAGCCCAGCAATTGCTCCT